TAGTATAATCGTTCATCATATAACCGTCAACGTATAATTTGCATCAAATAGAACCGTTAACATTGTGCAGTTTGCAGCGCATAGAAAAGCAAAAATCCCACGATACACGCCGTTGTTTTAACGGTATATCGTAGGATTTTTCTTGGAGCTAGTGACAGGAGTTGAACCTGCAACCCACTGATTACAAATCAATAATTTTTTTCGCATTTATGCTATTTTTGCAGTAAATGTTAGTTTGTTGTTTGCTTATGGCGTATTCTAAAAGCGGTAAATCGTCCGCCTTATCTTACAACAAATGTTGCAAAAATTCAACGCATGTATGCAGCGCGTTCTTTTGTAACGGCTTCGCACAGTCCGGAAACAAGGTCTTCCGCCATACTCCACATGTGATGCAGCTCTACGCCAGCCGCAGAATCCTCGCTGTCAACGCCGGTAAGGATTTTCTGCGCAATGCGGCGGTTTGCGTCAGCGTGCTCCATTTCTTCCCCAGAGAGCTTATACCACTCAGAAGAAGCGTATGGACAGACAGTTTTATAGTCCATTGCCATGCTTGCGTAGTTCATCGCATCGCTGTATTCTTCGGCCATTTGCTTTGCAGCATGAACAAGTGTGTCCTTATACCCTGCAAACTTTGCTTCGTCCATCATAGCCAGATCCTCCCCTTACAGTTTTTCCACAGTCACGGCCAGATTGGAGACCGTAGATTCTGCGCCGCCCAGCACAAAGGACAGGATGGAACTTCCGCAGCCGACATTGAGGACGATAAAATCCAGCGACAGATTTGCCGATTCGGCTGCTACGGTCGTAGTGGCGGCCGCAGTGGCACCAATCACAGCGACGCCGTCCTTCTGGCCGGTAACGGAGACCGTACCGGCTGCCGTCGGTGCGACGGTGGCCGAGGCGTTGACCAGATAGTAGCCGGGCCCGGCCAGCGTGATGGTGTTGCCGTCCTGCCGGATGCACTTGCCGAAACGGCGCACCGTGGTGCCCACAGGGATGATGTTGCCGACCGCGAGCGCGGTGGGCGTGGTATTGGCGGTATAGATAGCAGACCTAGACATAGTCATATCCTCCTTAAAAAATAAGCGGGGCAGCTTTTGCCGCCCCGCGTGTCCTCGCCGATAGGGCGTCAAATGTTAGATGTTGCCACAGCCATTGCAGCCGCAGAAGGGCGACGGCCCTGCGTTGTAGGTGTACCCGTTGGGATACCGCACAACGTTGGTCATCTGGCTCTGGAGCTCCAGCTGGTTGATGCGCTGGGCCTGTGCCGCGATGGTCTGCTCAAGCTGGTTCTTCTGGAGCTCGGCAAACTTCGCGTCGATGTTGGAGTTGATCGCGCAGGTCTGCTTGTCCATCTGAGCGGACAGATTGGCCGTTGCCAGACGGTTGTCGCAGCAGCACTGTGCGAGCTGGCTCTGGATGCTGTTTCCGGTCTGGAGGATGGTGGTGTTGGTACCAGCCTGTGCCAGAGCAACTTCCTTGCCGAGCTGGCCGATGTTGCCCTGCATCTCATAGCCGAGATTGCAGATGCCGTTGCCGATGTTGGTCAGGCGGTCGTTGAGCTGGCCGAACTGCTGGCCATAGAGGATTTCCTGCTGGCTTGCCGCAGTGGCATACTGACCATACTCGCCCTGACGGTTGCCCCACAGGCCACCGCCGCCCATAAAGACGAACAGGAAGAGGATGATGATCCACCACGCGCCGCCCTGTCCCCAGCCGTCGTTATCGTTGCCACGGGTCACGGCAGCGATATCGCTAAGACTCATATTGTCCATATTGATTTCCTTTCTTGCGAATTGTGAATATATTTCAAGTTGTGCGCACAACTCTCCGACTACTTGAGGAAGGGCATGATCTGCTTGGCCATTGCCTCCAGTTGCTGATACTGAGCATCCGACATCTGACCGGACTTCCGCAGCATCTCCACCTGTTGCTTCGGGTCGCCTTTAAAAGAGGCCCGGAACTGCTGGAACTGCTGCAAAATCTGTGCCATGTTGCCCAGAGGGCCGGGAAGGCCGGACGGCGCACCGCCGCCCATGAACTGCATCAACGGGTTGCTCATCGTTATGCCTCCTTAGTCCGGTTGGATTTTGCGGCAGGGGCGGGCTGTAACTGACTCATCGCCTGAGAGATTGCGGCGTTGATCCGCTCTTCCATCTGCTGCTCGGTCACATAATTGCAGCCCGGTGCCGGTGTCTGCATGGCTGCCGGGTCGAACTTTGACAGCCGGTAGTATTCGGTGGTCGCGTAGCCCACCGCACTGGCCGTCTTGACCGCGATGACCGCATCGTTTTGCACCATGATCCATCGGGTCTCCCCTGCTTGAGCAACCACCTTGTCCACATCCGCGATGGTCGGCACCATCAGAAACGGGTTTTGCGCCACCTGCGGCTGCTGCATCTGGCCGTATCCGTTGTACGGCTGGCGGTTGTACTGATTCGGCTGTGACCAACCATCATACATGCCCATATCGCAATCCTCCCTTGCTTTTGTGGCCTAAGTGTAGCAGTATGGCCGGATGCGAGTGCGCAGGGAGTGCGCAACGAAAGAAACAAAAAAAGCGCCCATGCAAAAAATGCACAGGCGCTGAAAAAAAGCCGTATAACAAAAAATCCCCCGATGTCCACTGTGGACACCGGGGGATTTTTGCATCGTCAGAAAAGACGCTTTATTTTGTCCAGCCGGTAGCACACGGCTCTCCGGCTGTAATGTGTCTGTGCTGCAATGTCCGGCAGCGGGAGCCGCTCAACGTACCGCAGTAAGGCTATCTTACGGTCTACCCTCCCAAGCGGTGCGCTTTTGATGGCGGCGGTCATCTGCTGTCGGTCAAGTCCTTGCAGCGCAGCGGGCAGCACTACGCGAGCCGCCGCCACAGGCAGCACCGAGCCAGAAGGGCTGCGGCAACTGTCCGGCGTTGCGCTTAGATACGCATTTTACCATATTAAGACTGCAAATTTGCATTTTTTTCTCAAATTTGAGCCTTAATACCCCGATTTTGTTGGCCTTAACAAAATCGCAGACCATTTTCGTGATGTCACGAAATTGCTCTTGTGCGGCGTACATCTCGGTGACGTCACCGAGATGGCGGTAAGTAGTGCTTGCCATGATATCCTCCTTACTGCGTAATTTCCTCAGCGTTCGCCTTGTCCTCAGCGTCCAGCGCATCGTAGTACGCCTGTGCAAGGGCTTCCACCTCTGCGATGTCGTCGGCGTCCAACAAGCCGCTGTCCAGATGGGTGTACGCTTTGTCCAGCCAGTATGCCACGTCACGCCCTGCGGCGATTTCCCGCTTGATGGAGCGCAAGGTCAGGTCATGCCGGGCTTTGCTTTTGATTGCCATGTGTACCTCCTTTAGGTCATGGACGCTACTGCGTCCTCCAGCTTTTTGATTGCGATGTTCACGTCCCTTTGATAGTCCAGTTTCAACCCCGCACCGTCACCCGCCTGCACCACCGTGTCATGGCCGTAAGCGGTGAGGGCTTTGTAGGCGGCAATTTCGTCATGGGTGAGCGGGGTTTCAATGGGGGTGGCGAGAATCACGCTTTGCTCAGCCAGCGTTTTGGTGGCATCGAAAGCGCCCTTATCAACTCTCTGCACCTTCACCCCTCTCTCCAAGTCCACCTCGTCGCACACCCACTGCTGTCCTTGCGGGTCAGTGTAGTTTCCGCCGGAGGTGACAGGAATGCCGGGAAGACCAGTGGGAGTGGGGAGCGTGAGGAGTTGTTCACGGTAGGGGGAGTAGGTGGCAGGTTCACTCACTGTTGCAATGACTGGCGAGCCGTAGGGCAATCTCGCTAATGCAAAATTGACACAGTAATACGCGCATTTCGCTGGCGTTTTAACTGTATACTCAAATCCGGCAATACCGATTACATTCTTTTTTTCATCATAAAAACAACCGCCTTCTGTGTATATATTAAAGTGGTAGGTTGTACTCGGTAAGCACGGTTGAATGCCCGTTATCCAATAATCATTTGACCTATCTATCTCATAATAACCGGTTTCGGAATTGAAATTCTGATATTTATTATTTTGGAACAACGACGGGTTTAGCAGATTCTTTCCTGTCACCTTCACCGCCACGCTTCCACCGTCACCAGCGCTTACGATAGGTACAGGTGCATCCGGCGTGGGGACCCCGTCCTGCGTGCTCTTGCCGTACACGGTCAGACCGCACAGGGGCGCAGAAAAAGCGTCGTCAACAGCGATGGGGTTGCCTGTCTCCGTGCCGATAAGGATGTTCTGCCGCGCCTTTACTGCGCTGATCGCGTCACCTGTGGCTTTTGCGTCAGCGGCTTCGCCCTCGTGGGTGAGGGTGGTGTCCAGTGCTACGGCAGGGCCAGTCTCACCTTTCGGGCCTTGCGGGCCGGGGTCACCTTTTTCACCCTGCGGCCCCTGTGCACCCTGCGGGCCGCGCTCGCCCTGAATGCCATGCGGCCCCTGCTTGCCTTGCGGCCCAGTCTCGCCCTGCGGGCCAGTGGCACCCGTAGCGCCTGTGGGGCCTTGAGGGCCTTGTTCGCCCTGCGGGCCGACCGGGCCGATGGGGCCTTGAGGGCCCTGCTCGCCTTTGAAGTTGCCGTTTGCAATGCCGTCCTTCAGATCCTGTAATCTGTCAGCGGCTTCTTTAGCGCTCTTGTCTGCGTTGCCCGCACTGTCAGCGGCTTGCTGTGCTGCGGTCTGTGCATCGGTCTTGGCTTGCTCTGCGGCGGTGGCATCGGTATGCACGGCATCCACCAGCTGCTGCCATGCAGGGGCGCCCGGTTCTGGCATGGTGCCGTCCTCCGTGCCGCTGTTGGCGCTGACACGATACCGCAGGTCTGCGCTGGTCACGGTCTTGGTGCCGTCGCTGCCCTCAAAGGTGATGCAGCCATTGCCGGGCTGTGCGGTCACGCTGGCAGGTACGTCCACGTAGCCGTCCACCACCAGCGAGGATGCCGGGTCTTTGCCGTCCGGCACGTGCCAGAAGCAGCGGATAGTCAGCCCTTCCCACTCGCCGGTTGCATCGACGCGCAGGCGGTACACGCCCCGGTTCTTGGTGTAGCCAAAGCGCACCAGCTGCTCATAGCCCGGCACTTTGACGACGCCATTGGATGCGAGAGATACGCTTTGCTCGATCATAAATTACTCCTTGTTGATGGTAGGCTTCTTTTCTGCCAGTGCCTTTTTCATCATGCTGACGGCCTTTTCGATCACACTGTCCAGCACTTCATCGGTGATGAAAGGCTTCAGCCAGTCCGGCAGTGCGCCGCGCAGCGCCGCAAAGACCTGCGCCTTTTTCTTTGCGCCCTGACCGCTGCCCATGATGCTGTCCTCAGCGATGGTCACAAGCTCCAGCGCCCACTGCTTGACGTACTGCTTGTAACCCAGCCGGATGGCACCAACGGCCAGCGCGGCAAAGCCGATGAACATCAGTACCAGTGCGATGGGTGCGGGGATAAAGTTAAACATTGCTTCCATGATTTGTTACTCCTTTCAGTAGGTAGTTGTTGATATCGGATTTGCTTTTTTGCATACCTTCGCGGTTATTGCCGGACAGCTGCGAGTCCAGAAGATTTTGCACGCCAACAAGGACGAGACGCATCTCTTCATCGAGGCCGTCAAAGCGGCGCAGGTCTCTTGCAAGGGCCTGTGCGTGCTGAAGCTGTCCCTGTTCCAGCACGCCAAGTCTTTTTTCGAGCGTATCCATTCGCTTGTTCTGCGCATCGTCGGGGGCCTGTGCCTTTTTGATGTACTTGTGGATGATGTCCAGCACCTTGTCGATCGTGATGGCCGCAGCGCACAGGCTGCCAAGAACGCCCAGCACCCACAGTAAAGCTTCTTTTTCGGTCATGCGCCCTCCCGAAGACGGGTCAAGTCCTTCTTCGCAATGATTTTGGCATAGTCCTTATACGCATGGCTCAAGTCCACGTTGCCGCTCACGCCCGGCACACTGGCGGTGCTGGTGTACTGCCACATCCCAAAGGAAAAGTCTGTTTTAGGCTTGTCCTCCGGTTTGGTCTTGCTCTTGTCTCTGGGATATCTTGCCAGCCATACATCGTACTTGCGCAGCGCCGCGCCACCCATGTACAACTCCGTCTGCGCAAAATTTAGCCCGACATACAGCAGGGAATAAAAGCCCCAGCGCTCCACCGTAGCAAGCGCATAGGCGGCAAGGTCGGTCAGCGCCTGCGTGGACAGCTTCTTGATTTTGTTGTCCTCCACGTCCATGCTGATGGGCAACTCAAAGGTCTTTCCGGTCAAGGCACTCTTGAGCAAGGCAAGCTCTGCGTCTGCCATCTCTTTATCGGTGGCGTAGGTGTAGTAGT